GGGACCCATGGGAGGCAGGACACATCCACGCAGTAGCCCTGGGTGGTGGGCCTGAGGTTCGGCGTGAGCATCGAAGTTGCAATCGAAGGAACGGCGCGCGACTCGGCGTTGCGATTCGGAAACGTCGTCGGCGTTTTTTCCCAACGACGCGCGGGAAACCTATGGCCGGGCTGGCTAGCGATTTTTCGCCTTGACCAGGTACTCCCTCGCCGACTTCACCGCGTTCTGCCGCAAGCTGAAGACCGAGGCCGGCAAGCCGCTGGTCCTAGGGAAGTTCCAGAAGGACCTGCTGGCGCCATACTTCCGGAACGTCCGGGAGACCGTGATCGTCCTGCCCACGGGCAATGGGAAGACAACCCTGCTCGCGGCGCTCGCCGTCTACCACATGCTCCGAGTGCCGAACGCTCAGGTCCTGATCGTGGCCTCGGCGGCGGACCAGGCGGCGACCCTGTTCAAGCAATGCCGGATCCTGATCCAGGAGTCCCCGTACGCCGAGCTGCTGGACGTGAAGAACGGCATCCGGGCCATCTACCACAGGGGCACACCCTCGAGTCGGCGGGCCGGGGAGATCCGGGTCATCGCTTCGGAGGTCGGCAAGCAGGAGGGCGCGATCCCGACCCTGGTCCTGGTCGACGAGCTCCATGCCCACCACGACCTGGCGATGTACGAGATGCTCCGCGACAAGCTGTGGAAACGCGCGTCCGAGACCGGCGCCGGCAGGATGGTGGCGATCTCCACGGCGGGGTTCTCGTTCGAGTCGCCGCTTTACAAGCTCCGCGAGAAGGTCATCGAGCTCCCCTCCTATAAACGGAAGGGTCCGCTCTGCACGGCCAAGGGGCCGGGGTTCGCGTGGTTCGAATACGCGCTCGACCCGAACCAGGACCGGGAGAACCTCTTCCTGGTGTGGAAGGTCAACCCTGCGCCCTGGGTGACGCGCAAAGCGCTCGGGGACCGTCGGGCCTCGCCGTCGATGAGTCCTGGGGAATGGGCGAGATCGGCGTGCAACGTCTGGACCGCTGGCTCTGAGCAGCCGATCAAACCGGAGGAGTGGGACCGGCTCAAGGTCGACATCGGGCGGATCGAGCTGGGGGAGCAGGTCGTACTGGTTCCTTCGGTCGGGCACAACGCCGCGATCGCCATCGTGGCCTCTCGGCCTGAAGGACGAGTCGCCTGCAAGGTCGAGGTGCTCGACACCGAGGAGGGGCGGTCGATCCATGTCAAGACCGAGGACCGCATCCTGGAGTTGTGCGAAGAGTACGACGCCGAGATCCACGCGCCGGGGGTCGGGTTCATCCGCTCGAGAGAACTGCTGGCCGACGAAGGGCTTGAGGTCGTGGAGGCTCCGCAGTCGGTCGCTGCGCTCTCGGCCGCTACGGGAACCTTCAACCGGATGCTCCGGGGAGGTCTGCTGATGCACGACGGCGATCCCATCCTCCGGTCCCACGCGCTTTCGGCGACCATGAAGACCAACGAGGCCGGCGAGCGGTACGAGGTCTCGGATAGGTCCAGGGGGTTGATCGCGCTGGCGATGGCGGTCCACGGCGTCACGGAGTACGAGCCCGAGCCGTACATCGGGCTTCCGTCGGAGGGGATCGGATGAGTTGGCGAGACTGGTTCGGCATGGAGGCCACGCCGGACGCTCAGTTCACGGTGGACGTCCCTGCCGAGATGTTGGAGGCGATGAACTTCGGGGGGACGGTCGCGCCGAGGATCTCCCGTAGGGAAGCCCTCCAAGTTCCAGCGGTCCTTCGGTCCAGGAACTTGATAGCGGGGACACTTGCGCGTCTTCCGATCCATATCCGCGACAAGAACCGCCAGATTGCCGAACCGACGACCCTATTGGCCCAGATCGACCCGGATATCCCCAACGTCGTCACGATCGCCAACACTTACGAGGATCTACTGTTCGAGGGCATCTCTTGGTGGAGGGTGTTGGAGTTCGGCTGGCACGATTACCCGATCTTCGCCGAGCACATCACCCCAAGCAGGGTCAGGGTTCAGGGATGGGTGCCGCCGGTGAACGGCTCGAGCCCGAGCAACTCATCTGGACCGGCGCGGGTCACCATCGACGGCTATCCGGTGGCCGACAACCAGGTCATCCGGTTCGACTCCCCCAACCCGCCGCTCCTGGTCCACGCGGCAAGGGCCATCCGAACGTGTCTCACGCTGGACCGGACCGCCGCCGGGTACTCGGACACGCCTTTGCCTCTCGGATATTTCACGCCGAAGGAAGGCACCCGGCCGAGGGAAGACGACGCCCTGGTCAACAACTTGTTGGACAAATGGGAGACGGCGCGGACAAGAAGGGTGACGGGGTATGTCGGGTCAGCGTGGGAGCTCAAGACGCTCCAGTTCAACGCCGAGCAGATCCAACTCGCAGAACAGCGACAGCACGCCGTCCTTGAGATCGCTCGAGCAGCCGGCATCGACCCCGAAGACCTTGGAGTCAGCACCACATCTCGGACATATCAGAACGCGGAACAACGTCGGCTCGACCTGATCGACTTCACCTTCGCGCCGTACTTGAGTGCCCTGGAGCAGAGGCTCTCGATGAGGGACATCCTGCCTCGGGGCTATCAGGCCAAGGTGAATCTCGACGGGTTCCTGCGGGGGGACACGAAGACCCGGGCCGAGACGTATGCGATCGGCAAGCCCATCGGGATGTACACCGACGATGAGATCCGCGAGCTCGAGGACCGGCCGAACCTCACGCCGTCACAACGTGCGGCCTCCATGCCGGGAGGTGAAGACATATCCCGTGGCACATCGAGGAACGAGACGGCGAATATTGCGTGATCAAGGACTCGGACGACTCGAACGAGGGTTGTCACGACACCAAGGCCGAAGCGAGGAGGCATATGGCTGCCCTATATGCGAATACGACTGATGCCCAGACCGAAACAGGCATCACGTTCGTCGATGATGCTGAGGTCGCGGCGTCGTTCACCGCCGACGTGGAGCGGCGGATCATCGGCGGCATCATCGTTCCTTGGGGGAAGGTAGCCCGCTCGGGGTTCGCCAAGTGGAAGTTCAGCAAGGGCTCGCTCCGCTGGGCCGATACCCGCAGGGTGAAACTCAACATGAACCACGACCATACGCAGCCCATCGCGTATGCCTCGCGGCTCCACAACACGGTCGATGGGTTGGAAGCGACGTTCAAGGTGGCTCGCGGGGAGGAGGGTGACAAGGCGCTGGCATTGGCCGAGGACGGTGTCCTCGATGGCTTCTCCATCGAAGTGGATTTCGATGACGGAGACGGCTGGCAGCCCGATCCCACCGACGAGAAGGTTCGACTGGTAACGCTAGGTCGGCTGGCGGGCGTAGCCCTGACCGGCTTCCCAGCGTTCGACGATGCTCGAGCTGACCGCGTTGCGGCGGCTCGGCAAGGAGGAAACATGACAGAGGACTTGAAGACCCCGCAGGCAGGGGATGAGGCGCCGGTCGATTTCGAGGCGCACCTCACCTCACTCGCCGAGCGGGTGGCGAAGAACCAGGAAGAGTTCCTGGGGCAGTTCGGCAAGGGCATCACCGAGACGCTGGATGCCAGCATCCGCACCACGCTGGAGAACATCGGAACACCAGATCAGGGACCGCAGACAGTCAGGGCGGCTCGGTATTCCACTCTCAAGGAGCCTTCGGTCTACACCTTCGACGGTCGGGGCGATTCGCTTGTGCGCGACGCATGGGCAGCCGCCCGCGACCACGACGAGGATGCGATCCACCGGCTCCGCAAGTTCCGCAAGCAGTCCGAGGACATGGCTGAGATAGTTCATGCGGTCCAGTTCGCACCGCAGACCACTACCACGGCTGCGGCGATCATCCCGCCCGGTTACCGGCCTGATCTGTACGTGTCGGACCTGTTCCGCCAGCGGCCCTTGGTGAGTCTGGCTTCGCAGGGAACAATCGCAAACGCCACACCGTTCACCGTGCCGAAGTTCGTCTCGGTCACGGGTGGCTCGGCAACACACGTCGAAGGTACGAACCCCTCCGACGGTTCGCTGGCGTTCACACCCCAGGTCGTGACGCCGCAGGCCATCTCAGGCCGCATCGTGCTGACCCGTGAGATCGTGGACTCCTCGAACCCGGCGATTGATCAGATCGCATTCGCCGAGATGCGGGAGTCTTACGAGCGCCAGACGGAGACGATCGTCTATACGCTCCTGAACGGTGCGAGCGGCGCCGGCGGAACGATCACCTCTGGGTTCGTGCCCTCCGGTGCACAGGCGGTCACCGTGGCCGGTGGTACGGACAACCAGGGGTTGGTCAAGGCGATCCGTAAGGCGATCGCGGACTACTGGTTCGCACGGTTCGCTCCTCCGACCGGAGTTGCGATGGGCCAGGGCGCGACTGCAAGGCTCGCTCAGGCGGTGGACACGACTCAGCGTCCGCTGTTCCCGTGGGCGGGTGGTCAGAACGCATTTGGAACGGCAGACCCGCCATCGGCTGGTTATCAGGTTGATTCACTCAACTTCCAGCCAGCCTGGGCAATCACCGGAGTGGCGGCTGGTGACTCGCAGATCATGATGGTCCGGTCCTCGGACCTGTGGGTCTGGGAGTCGCCATTGCTTACCTTCCGCTTCGAAGAGAAGCAGGGGCCGGCCAACATCGAGCTCAACATCTTCGCCTACTTCGGTACGGCGTTGATCCGCCCGGTGGGCCTGTCCGGTATCCGCATTACGTAACCAAGACTTCCGGGGACCGCTGGACACGGGGGGGGGCGCAGGGCTAAGACCCGGCCCCCCTCCCCGGAACCGAACAAGGAGGAACGATGGCAGCGATCACAGTTGCAGCAAAGGGCGGCGCGATGACCATGGCGGCAGCCTCGGGTGGTGGAGATACGGTCGCGGCGACCGGCACGAACGCCGGTGGGTGGCAGGTCAACGGCACCCCGGTACTCGTCGCCACCGTGGGCGCCAACTCCACGGTCATCACGATTGATGGGACCGCCCAGCCTGCGTTCATCTCGGGGACCGCGGTGTATCCGTTGCCCTCGGGCGTCTACCCGCGCACGGTCAACGTGACCTATAGCCAGGTGACCGGCCTGACTGTCGGCGCGGCGGTGCTCTGATGGCAGAGGAGAAGATCCAGGAGACCGACGAGGGCTACTACGTCCAAAGCGGCGACGTCCTGGAGTGGCGATGGAAGAAGGACGAAGAACCCGAGCCGAAGAAAGTCACGACCAAGACGGCCGCGCCGTTGACGAAGAAGAAGAAGTAAGTGCCCGGACCATTCGCCACCGCTACCGAGTTCTGCGAGTGGACCGGCATGGCGATCCCCTCGGACCCCGCCCGACTTCAGCAGTTGCTCTCGTCTGCGTCGGCGATGATCCGGGGGCACGTCGGCCAAACCCTCTCCCAGGTGACCGGTGACGTCCTCGTCGTGCAGCCGGAGTACGATGCGGTGTTCGGGTGGCGCAGTCTGTACCCGAGGGCAATCGGAGGGGTGATCTATCTCCCGGAAGCGCCGGTGACGGCCTGTACCGCCGTCGTTGATGCCGTCTCGTTCACGGCGTTCACCTTCACCTCGGACGGCATCCTCCAACGGACGGACGGGAAGGCCTGGACGAAGGCCGCGACGATCACCTACACCCACGGTTACCTCGAGACCTCCGAAGAGTTCAAGCAGATCAAGACGGTGTGCATCGAGATGACGAAGCGCGCCTACACCGGCGACGAATCGGGCACGGCGTACTCCCAAGGAGGGATCCCGGTCGAGACGGCTGGGTTCCCGATGGCCTTGTTCATGACCGAGGCTGAACGTCAGTCTCTCCCCTCTTCGGTCGTGGCGGTCGGATGACATGGAGGTAGCGATGGACAAGATCGGGCACTACGAATACCACGACGACAAAGAGGAGTTCGTCGTGGATGAGGACACGGACGAACCCGAACCCGAGATAGACCCTAAGCCCGCGAAGGAGAAGAAGGACACCAAATGACGGTCCGTGGAATCCCTGAGGCGATCGCCGCTCTCGAACGCCGGGTGATAGCTGCCAAGGTCGCGGAAACCGTAGCGGCGAAGGCCGGAGGTGAGGTGGTCGCTGCGGACATGAAGGCGCACGCACCGAGGGACTCGGGGAGGATGGCTGGCTCCGTGGTCGTCCGGGTCGAAGGCGACACCGCGCATGTCGGTCCCACCGTTCCCTACGCCCGATTCCCGAACTTCGGGACGCGGTATCAATCGGCGCAGCCGTTCGCAAGCAACGCCGCAAACGAATCGGAGGGTCCGGTCGAGGCGGCGATGGCGGCGATCTTCAAGATCGCCATGAGATAGGAGGAGGCTAGATGGCAGCGTACACGGTCCAAACCGTCACAGAGGCCGGGGTGACCCCGACTTACACAGCGGTGAGCGCAAGCGACACGTTCACGCCTGCGGCCGCGGACTACGACAAGCCGCACATCCTGCATGTCAAGAATGCGGGCGGCTCCCCGGATTCGGTCGTGATTGACGACGCATCCAGCTTGTCCAATGCTCCGGGGGCCACGGCGTACAACCCCGACCTCACCATTTCGGTGACAAACGCGCAGGAACGATTCATCAGGCTTGCTCCGGTGCGGAGGTATCTCCAGTCCAACGGCACGGTCGTTGTCACGAACTCGTTCACGACTTCAGTGACCGCCGCCGTCTTCGTCGCTTAGGGAAGGAGGGTAGATGACCAAGCAAGCAGGGTTCCTCGGATTCCTGAAGCAGAATGCGGCGACCGGCGTGGCGACGGGTACCTACAACACCGTCCAGCAGATCGGCACGGTAACTGCGGTGGGCTCGAGCCGTGCGTTGATCGACGTGTCTGCACACGGCGATCTTTGGGCCGACTTCCTCCCTGGACGACAGGAGGGAACAGAGGTCACGCTGACCGTGATGTGGGATCCCACGATTACGACGCACACGAACATGAAGGCGGACTACGACTCGGTCGCCGTGGCTATCCGGTACTACGAGCTCCAGCATCCGAACTGGACATCGGCGTACCGGTTCCCGGCAGTCACATCTCAGTGGGAGATCGAGGCGACGGACGACGGCGCGATGGAAGCACATATCACGCTGAAGATCGTCAACCCCGGTGTCTCTTCGGTTACACCTAGCTAAGCCTGGACTAGGAGGTACATGCTCTCGAAGAAGGAGATCCTGGAACTCGCCCCAGCCGAAGAGGTCATCGAGATCGCCGGCGGCAAGGTGCAGATGCACGGCCTGTCGGCCAAGGAATACGGCGAGTACGAGCGCGGTCTGTTCACGCAATCGGCCGATGGGACACTCAAGCCCAAGCCGATCGACGGAACATTCCGCGCTCGCCTTGTTGCTCGGTGCCTCACCGATGAAAGCGGGGCGACCTTCACCGACGACGAGGTATCCAAGCTCGACGCGGGGTTCGTAGCCAAGCTCTACGACGTGGCCCGCCGGCTGTGCGGGGTCGGCGATCAGGACGTCGAGGAGTTGGCTGCCGCTTTCGATCGCGCCCAGCCCGGAGGCAGCTCTACCGAGTAGCCCTGGCGCTGGGCACCTCGCCGTCCGAACTCGAGCAACGCATCACCCAGCAGGAGCTCATGGAGTGGGCGGCGTTCGAACGCGTGAACGGCTCCATTCTGCTCCATGAGCGAATCGACTGGGCCGGCGCAGTTGGCGCCTACGTTACGGCGGCGTCCCATGGCGCCACGATCTCGCTCCGCAAGCTCTTCGGTACCTACTTCGATTGGGACCAGGAGCCTATGAGTGAGGAAGACTCGTCCGCCGCCCTCGGGATGATATTGGAGGCTGCCGCATCGCAACCATTGCCACACTCGTCGTAGATGTAGTTGGTAATACGACTGGCTTGACAGCGGGTCTGACGAAGGCCCAGGGCTCGATCGCCAAGTTCGGCACCGCCTCGAACCTCGCGTTCGCCGGCGCGGCCGTAGGCATCGCCGCATTCGGTATCGCTGCCGTCAAGGCGGGGATGGAATCCCAACAGGTCATGGCTCAGACTGAGGCCGTCTTGAAATCGACAGGCGGTTCGGCGAATGTCACTGCTACACAGATCAGCGATCTGGCAGAGCATCTACGAGACCTGTCCGGCGTGGACGACGATGTGATTCAGGCATCTTCGAACCTGTTACTGACATTCCGCGCCGTTCGCAACGAGGTCGGCGCCGGGAACGACATCTTCAATCAGGCCCAGACGGCCATCGTGGATATGGCGACCGCGCTGAACGAGGGCGCTGTACCGTCGATGGAGGACCTCCACTCGGCGACCCTCCAACTCGGCAAGGCGCTGAACGATCCCCTGACCGGATTGACGGCCCTGCGCCGCGCCGGCGTCTCGTTCACCGCCGAACAGACGGAGCTCATCAAGACGCTTACGGAATCGGGTCACCTCATGGAGGCCCAGAAGATGATCCTAGCCGAGCTCTCCAAGGAGTTCGGCGGTGCGGCCAAGGCAGCGGGTCAGACCCTAGCCGGTCAGATGGCGATCCTAGGCTCGCAACTCCGGGACGTGTTCGAGCAGGTAGGGCTCGCATTGATCCCGGTCCTGACGACGCTGGTGAAGATCCTCAAGGCAACGTTGGTCCCAGCTCTCAAGGCTGCGGCGGACAACGCCGGGATCCTCCTCGCAGCGTTCGCCGCCTGGACCGCTCTGAAGTTCATCCCGCCGCTGCTGCTATCAATCGCCTCGGCTCTCGAGGCTGTCGGTGCCGCCGGGCTGGCCGGGAAGATCCTCAGTGTTGCGGTATCGGTCGAGTCGCTTGGGGCGATGTTGCTAGCGGCTACCCCGTTCGCTATCGGGTTCGCTGCGGCGTTCGTTGGGCTTACTGCGGCGGTGGCGGCGTGGGATCCCCTCAATCTCGTGGGGGATACCGAGAAGCTCCGCGACAGCATGGAGGTCAACACCAAGGCGTTCGGCGAGTCGCACATCATGCTCGGTCGGGTCGCTGTCTCCTCCAACCTTGTCGGGGAGAACTTCAAGACCGTCGAGCAGGCGGTAGCCTCGGCCACGACGGATATCGAAGCGGTTAGACAAGCGAGCTTCGATGCCGCGAATGGCCTAGATGCGGCAGGTAGGGCTGCGGAGACTACCGGGCACACGTTCGGACGGGTCGGACGCGATATCCGCAACGGCATCGTAGAGGAATTCGCGGGCATCCCCGGAACGATCGAGAACGTCAAGCAAGCGTTCGATATCAAGCCGCAGGAACTGGTTCGGCTCACGGAGACATGGCGGAAGATCGGCAAGAGGATAGCGAACGACCTCAAGGTCATCGGCGAATCCGACCTCAAGCCCGCCGTCCGTGACGCCATCCTCCAACTCCCCCCGGAGATGCGGGATGCCTGGGTCCACGGCACCGACGCGCAGCGGTCGAAGATCGAAGCGGCTACGCAGAGGTTCCTGAACATCCAGGATCAGATTCCCAAGTTGGCTCACCAAGCCGAACAGGGAACCACCGGGATTGGGCGGGCGATGGTGGACGGGCTGGTCTCTGGCGCCGATGCTCAGGCCGGAATCCTGTACGCGAAGATGACATCTATTGTCAGAGAGGCGATTACGGCAGCACGAAGGGCAGCAGCAGCGGGTTCTCCGTCGAAGAAGATGATGGAACTTGGCCACGACCTGATGGAAGGTCTGAAGGATGGCATCGGAGATAAGGACCGCGAGGTAGCCCAGAAGCTCACTGACAGCATCGGCAAGATGCTCGACGCCGCCAAGTCGGCGCTCGGCGACTTCAAATCCAAGATGCGCGATTTCGCCGGCGGAATCAGCGGCGGGTTCTCCTCGTTCTCCGACCTCGTCGGCGGGTTCGGCAAGGGTGAGGAACCGCTCGGGATACAGGACTTCCTCGCATCCCAACTCGCCGGAGCCCAGGGCTTCGCCGATGTCCTGGACGCACTCAAGCGCCAGGGTGCGTCGAAGGGGCTCCTCTCGCAGATCGCCGGCGCGGGACCGGAGGGGCTCGGGTTCGCTCAGGCTCTGTTGCAGGGTGGCCCTGAACTCGTCGAGCAGGCATCCCAGCAGCTCGCGGCGATCAACAAGATCGCCGACCACGAAGGGGGAGTCCTGTCGAAGGACTTCTTCGGTGCCAAGATGGACAAACTCCAAGAGCGTGCCGATCGGATCAAGGAGCTCCTCGCCGAGGCCAACCGGCTCCAGAGCGGCAAGGGCGGCGACATCATCCTCAAGCTCGACGGGAAGGAGATCGCACGGGTCACCCGTAACGAGTTGCTACACCTTGGAGCCCGTAACGGGTCGACAGGTCTATGAGCCTGCCGACACTCCTGGTACAGATGGACCTGAACGATCCCGGGCCGACCGTTTCACCAGATACCATCGTCTTCACAGATATTGATACTCCCGATGCGACCAACCTGAGTAGCTCCTCGTTGGTAACACCATCCTGGACCCCTCCGTCATCGGGGCTCATCATCCTCGCGGTGGGCCAGCGTTTTAGTTCGGCCCCGAATGTCCCAACCGTTTCGGGCAACAGTCTGACGTGGGTGCAGATAGCAACCACCAACACTTCTACGACGCGCTGCACACTATTCGGGGCAGACGCGACCGGTGGGACGACGGGCACCACAACCATCGACTTCGGAGGCCAGGTACAGACCGGAGCGCATGCCTTATTTATGTACGCCACGGGCGTCGATCTCCGGGGCGGCGTTGCGAACGTATTCGTGCAGGCCCCGACTGTAAGCACCAGCGGAACATCGGGGACGATAACGATGGCGGCGGCGGCAGACAGCAACAACCGCCCCATCTCTGCTTGGACTATCGGTGCTTCTGGCCCCGTCACACCCCGCACGAACTGGACCGAAGCGGATGACACCGGGCTAGTCGCCAGTGCCGTGAGTGAAACTCAATATCGAAGTGATGCGTTCGAGACAACCGCAACCGTGTCATGGGATGGCGCGAACCGCAACTACGTCGGGATCGCCGCTGAACTTCAGGTAGGCGTCATACAGTCGTTCACGACTCCGACATGGTCAACCGACATCACTCCCTACGTGCGTACTTGGAATACCAACCGGGGCTCTCAGCATGAACTCCAGCGCGTGGAGGCGGGGACCGCCACCATCGTCCTGGACAATCGCGATGGGCGGTTCACCCCCAACTCGAGTACGTCGCCCTATTCACCGAACCTTCTACCCATGCGACGGATGCGTATCATGGCCGTCTTCAACGGAGTGCCCTATCCCATCTTCTCGGGTTTCGTAGAGTCGTGGGAACCGTCATTCCCCGAGGTGGGACGCGACCAGATTGTAACGGTGGCGCTGGTCGAGGGGTTCAAGGTGCTGTCGCTGGCCTTTCTCAGCTCAGCGTTGGCGCAGCAGTTGAGCGGTGCCCGCGTCGGTGCTGTGCTCGATATCATCGGCTGGCCGTCGGGAGATCGAACCATCGACGCCGGAGTGTCAACGGTTCCGGCCGTCAGCCTGAACAACACTTCGGCTCTTGAGCACTTGCAAGCCATCAGTAAAGCGGAGAGGGGCCGGTTGTTCGTAGGACGGGACGGTAAGGTGGTCTTCGCGGATCGCACCGCTCACAGCGCACCGAGCTTTAGCGATAGAACCTGGACAGATGCCGGCGGTGCCATGTCGTACCGCAATATCAGCCTTCTGTTCAATGAATCGCTCATCATCAACGATGCGCGGCTTACGCGCACGGGGGGCGTCGAACAGGTAGCCACGTCGACATCCTCGATTGCAAAGTATTTCCAGCGGTCCTTTGCAGAGAGTGACATACCGCTTCTGAACGATGCCGACGTTCTCACCTATGCGCAAGCCCTCGTCGCCAAATACGGCGATGCGCCACAACGGATCGAGAACCTCGAAGACAACGCGATGAAACACAACCACTGGGATTGGCTCTTAGCCCGCGACCTACATGACCGGGTACTCGTCGTGAAGACGCCTAAGGGGGCCACCACAATCGCGCAGGACTCGTACATCGAAGGTATCGCGCATGCTGGGACTCCGTTTGAATGGCACACTACGTTGTACGTATCACCCGCGCCCTAGGTAATAAGCCTGTGCTGCGAGCCTCTCTTCAGCCGTGACATGGTACCCGCAGATCATCACGTATCCGGTCGGCCTGCACGTCACGGTCTCACCGTCCGCGTAGGGGTGTCCGAACCCGATCGCGTGGCCCGTCTCGTGGGCGATGAGGCTCCGCTGGAGGTCTGGCCAGCCGGCCCAGCCACGGTCGAGCGACAGGATGACGATGCCCGACTGGCTGTCCTCGAGGTAGATGCCCTGCGACGTGTGACCCGCCCCGAGGTAAACCTCGCTGCGAACAAGGGCGATGGTCCCCGCGGGAGGGTGCCAGCCGTCATCCGTCACGGGCAGATCCGGGGCGTTGGTCACTGTGAACGGGATGCCCCATTCGATGAGCGCTTCGTTACGGAGTCGCGTCCATACCCTCCGCTGCTCGCCTGCTGGCACGGTTGCGCGAATACTGTCCAGAACGGGTATCGGCAGCGCGTAGGTCGGCGAGCTGGCGTGGTTGAGCGTTCCGCCGGGTCCCCACTCTGAAGTCGACGGCCATGTGGCGCCGACGGCGAATAGACACAAGACCGAGACGACGAAGCGTTTCATGGGGTCACCCTACTACGGCACGGGAGGATAGATGGAGCTGCCCTACCCACTCGGAGCTAAGCGAGATCGTCCGGACCCGCGGGACCTGCTGGTCTACACCGCCGCGCTCGCGCCCCAGGCGGCGCTGATCGACCGGAAGTTCTACACGATGGTCGGCCCGGACTTCCGGATCAACCAAGGCAACGAGGGAACGTGCGTCGGTCACGGGGACACGAACCTACTGATGGCCGGCGCTTCGGAGCATCGAACCTACCCGGAGTTCGCCACCGAGGAGTCCGCCCACCAGTTCGCCCGCAAGCTCTACTTCGAGACGACTGGCGACGCCACCTACAAAGGGGGCGCGAGCCCGCGCGCCGCCTGCGCGAAGCTCCTCGAGTGGGGGTTGATCGACTCGTACTGGTCGGTCCCCCAGGTCGACGACGTCATCACGACCCTACTCACGTTCGGGCCGGTCGGCCTCTGCCTCCCCTGGCACTTCTCGATGTACGACAACCAGGCGTCCATGTCGAAGGTCTACGGGAACTGGTGGATCAAGGTGAACCTGGACTCGGACCTCGCCGGGTATCACTGGGTCGTGGCGACCGGCGTCGATCTCGAGCCGGACGACGGCGCTCCTCCGTGGTTCCGCATCGACAACTCCTGGGGACACGAGTGGGGGTTCAACGGAACCGGGCGCCTCACGGTCGAAAACTTCCGGCTGCTCAACCAATGGAACAACTGGACATTCGCAGAGAGGTCGTTCTGATGACCAACATCGACACGAA